ATAATGGCACTCGCAAAGAGTCAAAGAAGTTTAAAAGCGTGGAGCAAGCAAAAATGGCGAACAAAATCTGGCAAAAAATCATCAGAAACTGGAGAAAGATATTTACCAGAAAAAGCTATAAAAGCAATGTCATCTGCAGAGTATGCGGCAACGACAAGAGCAAAACGCCAAGGAACAAAAAAGGGCAAACAACATGTGAGGCAACCAAAAGCAATTGCAAAAAAAACAGCTAAATACAGGAGGTACAGCTAATGCCAGGACACTACGGTAAAATGATGAAAAAGAAAAATGGTAGCAAAAAAGTTACAGGTAAAAGAAAAAAACTAGACATGGATAAAGATGGTAAACTTACTAAAAAAGACTTTGCTATGTTAAGAAATAAAAAAAAGAAAGCATAATGAGAAAAGGACTATACGCTAACATTCACGCTAAAAGAAAGCGTGGTGAAAAAATGAGAAAGAAAGGTGCTAAAGGTGCACCCACTGCTGCACAATTTAAACGTGCAGCAATGACAGTTAAAGGTAAAAAATAATGGCTAAGACACCAGCATGGCAAAGAAAAGAAGGTAAGAATCCTAAAGGAGGCCTTAATCAAAAAGGTAGAGATTCATACAACAGAGCAACTGGAGGCAATCTTAAAGCCCCTAGTAAAAAAGTTGGAAATAAAAGAAGAGCCAGCTTTTGTGCTAGAATGAAGGGCATGAAGAAAAAATTAACTTCTGCTAAAACTGCTAATGACCCTAATTCAAGAATTAATAAAGCTCTTAGGGCTTGGAATTGTTAGCTTAATATTATTACACGGAACTATGGATGAATACGGAAAACATAGAGATTTCTTACAGAAAATAAGAAATGTCAAATCTCAATATAGCCAAGAATCATTTGAGGCTAATGTTCCTGATGATTTTATTTTAACAATAGCTACAGCTGAAACTGGCAACTTTAATTTTGAAGGTGCTGATACTGCTAAAAGAGCAAATAACTTTTTTGGTATACAAGCAGTAGGTGATGAATCATTTATACTATCACAAGACCCAGATAAAAAAGCTAAAGTTAGAACCTTTACTAGTCCAGAAGATAGCATAAAAGGATTTTTAGAACTTATGAAAACTGGTTCTAACTATGAGGGTATAAGGCAATCTATAGCACGAGGTGATGATACAATAAATTATTTTGATTCTTTAAATAAATATGCTGAGAAAAAAAATTATCCAGAATTTTTAAAAGATATATACGTTACAAGAATTTTAGATTTCATGAATCCAAAAGATGATACAAGTAAACTAATGTTTCCTAGTAAAAAACCCATGAGATCTCAAATGAATAACCTAAAATAAAAAAGGGGAGCCATAAAGACTCCCCCACAGGCAACACAAGACATCTAGAGTTTTACTCTAGGTGTCTTTTTTTTTGGGCTTACGATAGAGATCTCTATCACCCCATCGTTTAGTCCAAATCCAGCTACTTAATGATACAATACAACCTTCTAACTTACACATTATAGGGTTGTGCCAAAAGTAATATTTAAATTTTTTTAACATTTGATTGTACTCCTAACATAGGTCTTTTATCATATATATTTGTTTTAGCAAAGGGTCCATTTAAATGATTATAATGTAAAAATACTTGACCACAAGTATTACCTTGAAATGGTTCTCGCCAATGTTCTAATTCACACCCACTATACACAAGCATATCTCCCACATCTAACATAACTTCAGTACCTTTTGGTGCATTAGGTTTATGTATATTTTTATATTCATCAATAACATTATCACTACCTGTACTATCTATAAATATAGACCATGGATCACCACCTAAATGTATAGTTGTAGAGATTTCACAAGAAGGTCTATCTTTGTGTCTTTTTAATATATCACCATGTTTATATATTCTAGCGTATGAATAAGTTGGAACTAATTTTAACCCTGTTTCTTTTTGCATAATAGGTAATACTTTCATTAATAAAGTTTCCATAGCAAAATCAGCATAATGTGAATATGTATTTGGCACTTGTTTATCTTCCCATGTTCCAAGAATAGGAGATTGTGAGTGTACATTATTATTATACATAAATTTAACTGCATCTCTTTTAAGTAAAAAATAATTAAATATAAAATTAGCTAGTTCATAACTAATCGCATTTTTTATAACTTGATATTTACTAAAAACCATTTTGTATAAAATTAAAACTTACTGATATTCTTATATCGTTTGATTTATTTTCTTCTACTGAATGCCATAGCCACGATGGAAACATTATAATTCTACCAGGTATAGGATCAATATATGCTTCTCTCCATAAATCTTTACCAGGATTACCTGGTTTTCTTACTGGCATAATAGTTTGCACTCCAGGTCTAGGGTCATATATTTTTAAACGTCCAGATTGTTGTTGAGATTTTATATAATACACTCCAGAAAACAAAGAGTTAGGATGTATATGAGGATTATTCATGCTACCTGGTGGATTTATATTAGCCCACATATTACCTAATATAGGACATCTATCTAAATGTTCATTAATAAATATTTCTTTTTGCATTTCTAATAATTCTTGAACTAACTGCTGATATTCATATTTTGTTTGCATGTCAGTAGTTGAATGCCATCCTTTAATATTTGTTTTAGAAATACCTGGATCTTTATTAGACCAAGTAATAATGTCTTGTGTTAATTTATTATTATCTAACTCAACATCTTTAGCATAAATAAATGTTGGAAAAAATTTTTCTATAATCATCTAAAAGGTTTACCTCCAAACCAAACTACTAATGATTGCCTAATACCTCGTGTTACTGGCTGCACTCTATGATTTAAAAAAGATGCAAATATAATAGCATGACCTTGTTTTAGTTCTCCAAATTTACCTGGAGACATTAATTCTAAATGACCACCTTCAAATTCTGAAGGGTGGTTTAGTAATAGTGTCATTGATATTTTTCTAACAGGTGGTTCATGAGCCATATTTACATCACAATCCATATGCCAATCATAAAATCCTCCTTCTGGATATTCTGTAAACTGTGCATTTTCTGTAACTTGTATGTCTCCAAAACCAAAATGATTTTCATTTGCTTTTTGTATAAAGTTATTAAGATCACGATACATGTGGCCCATCTCTTTAAATGGTATCCAAGATATTGTTGTAATTCTTTTATTTGTATCGGTGCCCCCTCCAGGTTTACCCATACCAACTTGTGCTTGTTGTGGTGGTTGTCGTCTACCACATTCTATAATTTGCCTACATTGATCTGGTGTAAATAATGGTGTAGTTGTTTGCACAATCCAACTTTTCCATTTAGGTTCTGATATGTGTCTATTCTCGTACATTATTTTACCGTCCTATTTTTTACTGGGTTATACTCTACATCACAATTAAAAGATAATGTTCTTCTTAAACCTGATCCATTAAATGGGTAAACTGTGTGTCTAACATCATAAGGAAAAATATAAAAATCTCTTTCTTTTGTTTCTGGAGAATAATCACAATTAGAAAATTGACCAGAAGAATTTCCCATTATTTGAAGTCTACCATTCATAGGTTTATCCTCTGCTGAATATTCAATACCTGTTTGTTTTGGTAATTTTAATATCATAACTGATGATAAACCTGTATATAAACTTCCTTGATGAATATGCACTGGATTATACTCGTGTTCTTTCATTTCATTTACCCAACAAGAATTTAAATGCATATGATAATTTTCAGTCCTATTCCAATTTAGATAATGTTTAAATTTTTCCCAAAACCATTGCATAATATTATCTGGTAAATGTCTATGTGGTTTCATTTTATTATTAGGAAGGCCATCAAAAAATAAAGAGTGTTCATTTTTTATTTTACCAACAAGCTGTTGATTTGCTTTATATAATTCATGTTTACGTTTTTCATATATATCATTTATACTATGATATATATCTAATGGTGTTTGATATCTTAATACAGATTGTCCTAAGAATACAAAATTAAAATCTAATGTGTTCATATTTCTCTCTAATCCTTTTTGGTATTTTATTTATATAAGGGTTATATACTTTTCTTATAGGTCCGTCAAATAGTTTATGCATATTACTACCAACTATTGTATCATCATAAGATAAACCATTTAAAGATATTTGATCTACTTTATCAAATCTATGATTAAAGTAAGGTTCATCTAAAAATTCATATATTTTTCTAAATTCTTTTTCTGGTTCTGAAACTATATCATCGTATTTTACAAAGTGACATATGTTAGTGTAATTATAAGCATTTTTTATTGCTTCTAATTCTTTTGCAACAGCACCTTTGTTATTCATTATCATACTTAATTTTTCTTCATCATTTTTACAACCATATTTATTAATAAAAGAATCTGGGTTTTCTGTATACCATTGCATGTAACTAGCTAAAACATCCATTAAGTCTCGTAACAATACAATACATTTAAAAGGCCGTTTAAAATGTTTTTTTATTAACGCAAAATTAGAAGTTGTCATAACAGGACCTCTATCTATAATTATTTTTTGAGGCCAATCTTTATAATAAGTATCATAAACAGAATCTAATACATTATCTAAAGACTTATGATCTGGGTAATTTAAAAATACATCTGTACTTTTTAACAAAAACAAATCTTTCATTATCTCTAGCGTAATAGAGTTAGGTGTAGCTGCTATTTTAGGATTTTGATTCATAACACTTGCAAATAAAGTGTTACCCGACCTTGGCATTGCTATTAAAAAAAATAATTTTTTATTCTGATTTTGCTCCAAGTTCGTGTGTAAGTTTATTTTTTTTATCATGCTGTAGTTGACCTGCTTCTTTTTTTATTCTTTCAATAGATTGCAATTGTCCTAATACATTAAATACTTCTGGCTGTGAAGAACCTTCAGTTAATGTTTCAGCCTTATTTTTCATTGTTAAATGATACGAATGTAATTGATGTGTATTTACATCTTTAGTATCAAAAGATCCATCATCAAACTTTTTTTTAAATTTAGACCACAATTTTATTTCTCTCATTCTATCTCTTGCAACTAATTGCATAGATGCTCTACTATAAATTTTTTCATCTAAATCTATTTGAAGTAATTCTTTTTTAAGAGGATCATCTTCAGATTCTAATTTATGCTCTAGCCTTTTTATCTTAACATCATTTCTTCTGTAATCAAAAGATAAAGACATTAAATTTTCTAAAAAAACATTTTGTTCTCTAACACACTGCCAGTATTTTGCAGCTTTTGTAGGGTATTTTGCATCGTTTAATACAGAAAATGACATCTCTGTTTCTGTTCTAAACATTTGTTTTTTAGTCCATGTATCTCTTAACTCATCTGTCATTTCTTTGAATATAGATACATCTTCTGCCTCTAATAAATTATTTAAGTTAGGTGCTTCTTTTTCTATAAGTTCTTTTATATTTCTTTTTTCCATATTATACCTTTTGTATTAATTGTTTTATATCTTCTTGTAGTTTCCTACCCACAGAATTTGCATGATTTATTACTGCAGCACACAAATTTCCATGGTAAGGATAACCTTTTAATGCTTCTCTAACTTTACCTACAGGTTTACCCCCATAGTCAATTACAATAGCATTGTCTTTATTAAGACCAATTTTTAATTCAAATAATATACCAGTATACTTATCTAAATTATTTTTTTCCGACATCTTTACCCCCATTAGAATTTACGGGTGTAAGTGTTGATAAAGAGTTCATTAACTTAACAACTTCACCGTATGGTCTTGTCATTAAATATCTCATAATATCCATTAATTGTTCTGAACTTATGAAATATGTTCTAGATGTTGCTTGCTGTGTCTTTGGTTTTTCTTCAGCCATTTGTCCTCCTATTAAAATGGTATATCATCATCATTAACTTTATCAAAGTATTTAGACAATGTTTTTAAGTTTTCTTCAGCAGCAGATATTTGATTTAATACTTTATCTAACTCCTGTAAAAACTGTGGATGTTCTCCAATAGCAACTGGTCTTTCTAAATACACTTCAGCTGTTGCTTTAGCTGAAGCTATCTCTGCCTCATACTTACGCTTAAGTGCTTCTACAAATGATTCACGCATTACTCTGCTCCTTTAAATTGGTAGTATTTGTTTTCTACTAATTCTTCATCATCAAAATAAGGATTAGTTTTTGCTGCCATAGATTCTCTGGCATCTCGTATAGTTTGATTTAGCGTTCTACCTTGACGCAAACAACCTGCTACAAAATCTTCTACTTCTATTATTGCTTGTTTAACTTGACCCATTGTCTTTCTCTGCCTCCTTCAATTGTTTATTTAGTTTAGATATTTTATTTGCTATTTCTATAGCAACTTCATATAACATATTTATCTTGCCAAGTAAAGCCATTTTTTCACCATGCGTCATTTAACCTCCTTTATTAGTCTATTTAGATACCATTGTGCTTTTTCTAAATCTTGCAATGGTTCTCCTTTAAATTTATATCTAGAAACATATTTCAAGACATTACCTTTTAGATACCCATGATATTCATCATCTGTCATACAATCCTGTATTACATCTATAGTTTCTTTTTTACCATATTTGTAATGTGCAGGTGAATTAACACTATCATGTTTTCTCTCATTCTCATATGACACATCATGGCTATGATCTTTTTCATACTTGTATGTTCTTTTCCACATAGGTATAGATTTATCTTCTTCCATATTCTCTCCTAATAGTTTTAATATCAATTGTTTCTATATTATAATTACCATCTTTTACTTCTCTTTTAATTACAAGACCACTCCACCACATATGCTGTGTGTCTCTAGCAAAATGTTCTGAATGATTTAAATAACATCCTGCAGATAGTCCATGTAACTTTTTACCATTTGGTAATGTAGATACAGCATAATCTAATAAATGACTATGTCCTACTGTAGCAGAAACTTTGTGTTTTGTCAATAGAGTTCTACCAATATTTTCACCAGATATAGCTGATCCCATAATACCAGATGGGAAATGATGTGCATAGTGTACACCATCTACAACTTTCATTTGTTTATAAGGTATCTCCTGCCAACCATATTGTTTAAATTTAAGATCACTAATTTTTAATGTGCCATCTAACTCTGGATTTTCATCTACGAATCTATCTATTCTATCTTCGTGATTACCATGCAAC